TTTTAGAAATTGTTTTAAATAATTTTGGCAAGTAAAAATACAATAAAATAATGACTAATTCAATAATCAATAAAATATAGATTGGTTTTGTTGTGATTTTTAATTCTTTAACAACATATTTGACAAAATCTAATAACAAACAAGGAATATAAAATACAAAATATGTTATAAATGATAATACTCCAGATGTTGATTTAAAATAATTTCCAAACATAGCAAATGCTGCTGCAAGTCCAACTATAATTCCTAAAACTGCTAAAACAATCGAAACATAATAACCAACTATAAAAACTTCTTTATAGGCTGCTAATTGATAATATGCATAACTAAAAACTGCCATAATAGCAGCTATTATCAAAAAGTACATCAACATTTCTTTATTTTCTATTTTTTTTCCTTGAAAAATAAATTCATAACCAAAAATAAATAAAAGTGGAATAACTAAGCATAATAAATAAAAAAATGTATTTTTCTCAAACACTTTTCTCCCTTGTAAATCAAATTCTAATACAATTGGTATTAAAATTATCACAACAAGCAAAGCAATATATTTTATATAATTTATTTCTAGTGGTTTGGTAGTTCCTACTTCCTCTGCCATATAGATTATATAAAATTAATATATTATAATTTACAAAAATTTTGACATATTTTCCTTAGCAGTTTTTTCTCCGTGACAATCTCTACATAAAGCTACTAAATTATCTACTTGATTTGAGCCCCCGTTTTCTAATCTTATTACATGATCAACTTCAAACCATGCAGGAAGTTGTTTTCTACAATTACAACATTTCCAGTTTTGACTAGCTGCTACATATTTTTTCTTTGTTTCACTTACTGAACGTTTTGTTCCTTTTTTTCCGGATTGTTTTAATCGATCCTCCATGCGCTGTTGATTTGACATAGGTAAAATAGTATTTTCATAGTAAGGATTATTTGAAAATTCACTTTTGGAAGTAAAATCTAATATAGGACTTATCATATCACTTGTATTCTTATCTAATGGTAAATATTTGAAATATTCATTTGATGCACTAACAATTTCTTTTGCATGAGATGGATTTCTCTTAAATAAGAAAATAATCAATAATCCACCAAACACAACACCTCCCATCTGTAAATATTTTTTCTTTTCCATAGCCATTTTCAAATATTTTCCATCTGTATAAATATTTGCAACAACTGCTCCTGTTATTAATAAAATAATTAATTCAAATCTCATATTAAAATATTATTAGAATATATTATTTGTATAATAAGTAAATCACAATTAATAAAAATAAAAGAAAAATAAAATGAATAATATGTTTTCGTTGTACTACTGTTTCTCTCAATAATATTTGTTTTGGTTTATACATGTTTCTATAATTATCTAAAGCCGTTTCTAAAGTCATTTCTTCTTTTCCTAATTGAATATTGATTTTATTATGTATAAAATGTACCCATCTTACAAAAGAATCTCGTGAATCTAAATAAGGTGATACAGGATACTTATCTAACATTTCACTAAATTTGTTTCCAATAGAAGGATCAGGTATAAATAAAGGAAAGTTGATAATTAATTCATAATATTTTTTCTTTGTAACACTAGTAGGATTTAACGGATATGATTCTGAAACAGTATGTAAAAAAAACCAGTAATGAGGACCCCAAATATCTTGGTTAAAATTCATAATTTAATAAATATATAAAGATATGGTACTTTATTTTATTAGAATCTTACTAATAATATGAGTGAACTTTATTGCAATAATTGTGGAAAAATAGGGCATTTATATAGTCAGTGTAAAATGCCTATAACAAGTATAGGGTTTGTCACATTCAGAGTTTATAATAATACTATTCAATATTTGATGATACGTAGAAAAGATACATTAGGATTTATAGATTTTATGAGAGGAAAATATTCAATATACAATAAAGGCTATATCATGAATATGCTAAACCAAATGACAAAACAAGAAAAGGAAATGTTAATGCATAACGATTTTTATTTTCTATGGACAAAGGTATGGGGTAAAGAAAAGGTTAACACTCAATATAAAACAGAAGAAACCAGTTCACAAGAGAAGTTTTCTCTTTTAAAAAATGGTATTTACATTAATGGTGAAAAAGCTTATACTTTAAATGATTTAATAATTGAAAGTAATCAAAGCAGTGGTTGGGATGAAGCTGAATGGGGGTTTCCAAAGGGTAGAAGAAATTTTCAAGAAAAAGACTTTGAATGTGCTATTAGAGAATTTAAAGAAGAAACAGGAATCGATTCAAAATATTTATTTAATATTCAAAATATTCTTCCGTTTGAAGAAATATTTACAGGATCGAACTATAAATCTTATAAACACAAATACTATTTGGCATATTGTAGAGACTCACAAGATATTAATATGAGTCAATACCAAAAAAGTGAAGTTAGCAAAATGGAATGGTTTTCTTATGATGAGTGTGTAAAATTAATAAGAAACTACAATTTAGAAAAAAAACGCATTTTATCAAAGATTCATAATACCATTCAAAACAATCGGCTATTTTATTGTTAATTTAATATGTATATTATATATATCTTATATAATATATGTCGTCTAATCAAAGTAAAAAAAATAAAAAAGAATCAACAAATAAGACTAGAAAGAATGACAAGAATATTATTGAAAATTTAAATAAGTTTACACCGATAGAAATTGCCAAAAAAGATCAAATTTTTTTAGGTCCTTTAAATCCTGCAAACTTATTACAAAATAAACAACAAGCACAGACTATAGAAGAAGATACTTGTGAAAAAGACAAAGATGGAAAACGAAAAAGATGTCCTTCTGGTCAACGTTGTGAATATAATACAAATAAATGTTTACCCAAATTGAAATTGGAACTATTGAATAATATAAATTTAGAAGTTGTAGAGCGAAAAAATAAAATTTACGACATATCTTTAATTTCATTTTTAAACCAATACATAGAACGTATTGCAGAATTAAAAAAATTAAAAGATCCAAATCTAAAACAAATCATTAAAAAATGTTATAGTAAATTAGAAAAAAAAAGAAATAAATTTACTGCAAAATATGGTGATTTGAAAAGTGAATTAATCATACAAATTATTTATTTAGAACATGAATTATTGAAGTACAAGAAAAAATCACCAGCTGTAAAAGAAAAATCACAAGAAGTTGCTTCTAACGAAGAAAAACAAGAAGAAGAAGAAGAAAAAATAGAACAAACACCTGAAGAAATTAAAGAAAATGTCAACTTAGATGAAGAAGTAAACGCTGAAATAGATAATAAAGAAGATGAAGCTATTGAAGAAATAGATGAAAATCGAAAAATAGATATAGAAGATGAAACTATAGTAAAAAGTGATATTGAAATGAATGATAAACAAAAAGAATTGCAAGAACAGATTGGCATAGAACCTTTAGATAAGGAAACAAAAGAGTATAATGATTATTTATTTGAAAAAGAAAAATTAGAATATGAATATAACAAAACAAACGAAGAAAAAGAGGACGACGAAGATAAAGAAAATGTTCTTTATCCGTTATTAGATGATCCTAAGTTTAATGAAAAAATAACAAAACATAAAGAGTTTAATGAGATTAAATATGATGGAAAAGTGAAAAGCATTAAGGATCAAGCTGAATTTTTCTGCAATAAAGAATTTGAAATGATGCCTCATCAACTTTTTGTTAAAAATTTCATGTCTTTTGACACTCCTTATAATTCTTTATTATTGTATCATGGATTAGGAACAGGTAAAACTTGTTCTGCTATTGGAATTGCCGAAGAAATGAGGACATATATGAAACAAGTTAATTTAAATCAAAGAATTATGGTGATTGCTTCACCTAATGTGCAAAACAATTTTCGATTGCAATTGTTTGATGATAGAAAATTAAAATTTGAGAATGGTTTATGGAACTTGGAAACATGCATAGGAAATAGTTTATTAAATGAGATTAACCCATCTCAAAGTGCAAATTTAACAAGAGAAAAATTAATATCTCAGATAAATAATCTTATTAATCAATATTATATTTTTATGGGATATCGCGAGCTAGGTAATTTTATTAAACGTAAAATATCTGTTTCTTCAGAAGGAATAACATATGAACAACAAAAAAATATTGAGCTTAAAAAAATAAAGCAAATTTTTAATAATCGTTTAATTTTGATTGATGAAGTTCATAATTTACGTATCTTGCAAGATAACAAAGAATCAAAAAAGACTGCTAATCTTCTTATGTATATTTGTGAAAGAGCCAATAATATTCGCTTGTTAATGTTATCCGCAACACCTATGTACAATAGTTATAAAGAGATTATTTGGCTAACTAACTTGTTGAATGCAGTTGATAACAGAAGTTTGATTAAAGAAGAAGATGTATTTGATAAAGAGGGTAATTTTGTTGAAGAACGTACAAAAGATGGAAAAGTATATGAATCAGGTGTTGATTTATTAACTAGAAAATTGACCGGTTATGTTAGCTTTGTAAGAGGAGAGAACCCATATAGTTTTCCTTTCCGAGTATATCCAAACGATTTTAATTCAGAAAAAACGTTGGATAAAGAATCATACTTTAAAACACAATTAAATAAAAAAGAGATTGAAAATCCTATGGAAAATATTCCCATTTATATTAATCAAATAGGTTCTTACCAAGAACGAGTTTATAATTATATTATTAAAGGATTTGAGAAAAAAAATGAAAATGAACAATTAACATTAGGAAGTAATATCCAAGAAGTTCCTACATTTGAAAACATGGAATCGTTTGGTTACGTTTTGTTGAAAGAACCATTAGAAAGTTTAAATATTGTATTTCCTAATGAAGAATTTGATTCTTTGACAGAAGAAAGTGAATTCAATACGAAGATAACAAGTACTATGGTTGGAAAAACAGGTTTATCTAGGATAATGACATATGATACTCTTTATTCACCTAATGAATTACGTTACAATTATGATTATAAACCAGAAATAAAAGAAAAGTATGGTAATATTTTTTCATTAGATAACCTTGAGAACTATAGTGCAAAAATGTATGAAATATGTAATATTGTAAAGAATTCAACTGGACCAATAATCATATATAGTTTTTATATTGATGGTGGAGTAGTTCCTATGGCATTAGCCTTAGAAGAAATGGGATTTACACGTTATGGATCTGCTCCATATACAAAACCATTATTTAAAGAAACAGATGCTCAACCGATCGATGCATTAACTATGAAACCTAAAGAAGAATTAGAAGATCAAAGTGAATTTAATCAAGCAAAATATGTGATGATAACAGGAGATAAAAAATATTCTCCAAATAATCTTGAAGATTTGAAATATGTAACGAATCCTGAAAATAAATATGGAAAAAATGTAAAAGTCATATTAATTACAAAGGCAGCAGCTGAAGGTCTTGATTTCAAATTTATAAGACAAGTACATATATTAGATCCTTGGTATAATTTAAATCGATTAGAACAAATTATTGGTCGTGCTGTGCGCAATTTAAGCCACTGTGCACTTCCATTTGAAGAAAGAAATGTTGAAATATACTTACATGGTTCTAAGGGACAAGATGCTGAAACTGAACCTGCTGATATGTATGTTTATAGATTTGCTGAAAATAAATCAAAACAAATAGGAAAAGTTAGTCGATTAATAAAAGAAACAAGTGTTGATTGCTTATTAAATATTGAACAAACAAATTTTACTTTTGAAAAGTTAAGTGAATTGGCTGAAAATAAAGATATTAAAATAAAACTAGCAAGTAACAAAGAAATAGAATTTCAAATTGGTGATAAACCTTATTCGAGTGTTTGTGATTATATGGAAAATTGTAATTATACATGTAAACCTGATGTGGAAATTAAAGACGAAGATATTAAAAAAATAAATTATTCAAATAATTTTGCAAAAATACACTATTCATCTATTGTAAAAAGAATTCGTCAATTGTTTAAAGAGCAATCATTTTACAAAAAAGACGATTTATTTAAGTTAATTAATATACATAAGGTATATCCTGATGATCATATCCATTTTGCACTCACAATATTTATTGAAAATAAAAAAGATTATTTGATTGATAAACATGGACGTATGGGTTATTTAATAAATGCAGATGAATATTATGCTTTTCAACCAAATGATATTAATGATGAATCAATTTCGATATTTGAACGTTCTGTTCCAATCGATTATAAAAGAGAAAAATTACAACTAGAACTTCCTAAGAAAAGTGTTACAGATGAAGAAATCAGTATAAA